TACACGGCCTTTATAGTCCACCTCGACATTGCCGATTAAAACACCACTGCCGTTATTGGATACGGATATTGACTCGATGCCGGCTGTTGCTGATGGGCGATATCCAGGCGGTAACGTCAAGATTGGCGACCCGTTGACACCGCTCTTAACCATGCCCCCGATATGCACAAATCCAAGCGTGTCTTTGTAATAGTAAGGTGCGTTGCCGCTGCCATACGTCTCCCACCCGTTAAGCAATGTCGGTGTTATCTGCGCCGGTACGTCCTTCTCCGCTTTCTTAGCCTCAACCACGGATACTCTCGCCAGCGCTTCTGTCACTCCATCGGTCAGATCACGTAACTGTGCCTTCTCAGAGGATGCGTAAAAGCCAGTAACTCCCGGTACTGGGGATTTATCCAGTTTGATATAAGAGACGCTATAAGAGGCAGATGGATCATATATAGCAGGTGGCTGATTTGCTCGCGAATTTCCGTATCCCGCAGTCGCTGCTTTTTCTATGATCCATGCCCCAACTCTTGATTCTTTAAAAACATTGAGTATCTCACGAGCCTTATTTTTAAGACGAGAATCTCCGCCCGGGGAGTATAGACTTGGATCATTATTGATATACCAATTACCTGTATCTGTTGATGGGGTAACTCGCTCACGGCTTACATACCCACTACCTACTTCTATAAAGTTATCTCCCTCAAGTAGTGATAGGCTGCCGTCCTCTTGGACTGCCTCCGTTGTTACGGCAGCAAGACGGTATAAGAGTTGATATGGTGTCCAGTTTGGTACGGCCGTCGTAGGTACAGTGTTTGTATTGCCCTCATAGAGGTTACTCTGATATCCCCACACTTTTGTACCTGTTCCGTTATATGGATTGGTGGATCCAGACAATGCCATCTTCCACCCGTTAAAATACGCTTTAATCTCGTCCACACTCGGTGTATAGGAGTCTCCCCAACCAGAATCAGCAGATGATACGCTTAGATAAAAATACGCATCTTCCGCGCGCTGCCTAAATTTATCAGCCCCAGCAGTTGCGATTGGGTCGCTTGTATTTACGAGTGTTTGGCCGTTATATTTTGTTGCAAACCCAACGATATAGTTACCTGAAAAAACAGCTCCAAGCTTTGATATCCGTAGCGCCTTATATCCGGATGCAGTGGAGTTATATTCCCAAGGTAACGTTCCATCCAGCACCATCTCACGCCATAACCTCGTCACCTCATACCGTCCGTTAACCTCACGCAGTATATCCGGTTCGCTGCCATCCGTTGGGTTAGCGTGTAACTCTACTCCACCAAAGGCGATAAGGCTGTCTTCACGCGGTTGGAACGGCGTGGCTGCGTTGCCGAGTTCGAGCTGCCAGTCCTTGAAAGTGAATGTGCCTGCAATGGAACCTGCCATATTGAATCTCAAAGCCACACAATCTGACGGAGTATTAATTATTTTCCCTTGAGGTGTAGCATTGCTTATCTCCGAAAGATATGTTGCAACTCCACTTGAATTCACCCAATAATAGTTTATATAACTTTGTCCCGCAGAAGCGCCTAACGTAGCTCTTAGATAGTATTGGGCTCCTCCTTTTACGGGTACATCAGTTGTGGATGGCCCTCCACCTGTTGTTATTGTTAATGTAATATCATAAGGTCCGTTCATTTTAGCATTAGCATTCAACGTATCTGGCTTATCCGGCAGCAAATTACGTCCATATCTCCGTACATACAGCCCATCTACTCCATTAATACCAGGAGGGACGAAAGGCCAGCGTTGTGCAATTTGATCCGATGTCATGCTGTCGAAAGAAATGTAATCAGACGCCGATACTTCGATTACACGAAGGCTATCGAACTGTACCCACCCCACGGTTCCTAATCCATTATAGTTGTATAAACGTAGGATGATAGTTCCCGATGTTGTCGGCATGAATTTAACTGAGTGTGTTTTTGTTGCGGCAGAAGTTACAGAGGTGGCATTGGTTATTGTACTTGTTCCACTCGCAGCAGCGAGATGTGCGAGCGAGGTACCATCTGTTACAACATCCACGAGAGCCACATAGCGTTTACCAGACTCAACCGTAATATTACGCTCTAATCGTCTAGGTGTCCCCGTATCAGCTGCAGTTGAAGTAATACGTTGTGCCTTACCGCCATTTATCGACACTAGGGATGGCGTTGCTCCGTAAAGCGTAGCTGCCCAACCGTCGGCCATTCCGTCCGAGTTACTATCTGTTTTAAAACTGTCAGATAATAATGGCATTAACGTCCTACCCTGTACCTTTAATCCTTGTAGTCTAGCGTTCTTTGTTGCGTTTAAAATTTGCTGTCCAGCCACTAAAATGATAGAGGTGAGAGATTCAGTATTTAGCCTGTTATTAATCGGAAGCACTGCTGCATCTGCTTTAGCTTGAGATCCTGTTGTTGTTTCTTTGGCGTTCCATGTCACCTTTTCGGTATCCGTTGCAAAACGATGTGTAGCATCCTCTACAACTTCAGATCCGTTAACATTTCCCCAAGATAAGCTCCCGGCTGTTGTTCCAGCTTTAAGTACTTTGCCATTGTTACTAGTACCCGTAGCTGGTACGTGTTGATTACCATCTCCTGTAGGATGTGTATAATTATTAGCTCCGGTAGCTACTCCAGACAATTTTGTCTTTTCCGCTGTCGTGTAATCATTGGTAGATAATTGCTTGCCGGATACCTTATCTACCTTATTACCAACTGTTGTGTCTATTTTATCCCAGTTATCATTGAGCATAGTATCGATGTTAAAAGTATCATTACCATCGGTAACTGGGTTAACTTTGAGTAAATTCAAATTGGGTGTATTACTGGACAACAGGCCCACCTCCCGCAAATTTATTTAATAGCGTCTGCTGCAATTGGTTGATTGTCATGATCTTATGCACCTCTTTGATAAGCAAATAACGGTAGGCATAAGACAAAATCATATGAGCCGGTTTGATATCCTCTAAAGCTTTTTTAAGGTCATCTATGTTAATTGGCACACCCAATGTATCAATAAAGGTAATCACGATCTTATACTCAGCTGGAGATACAGCCACATCAACTGTGCCGCCGTCATATGCCTGTGCTACATTCTTAATCATGTCTCCGGATACCTTACCAAATCCGCGCATTTTTGAAATGATCACAGACCGCCGTTGGTCACTAGGTTTGTTGGTATCGACTACGATTTGTAATTCCTCTTCGTATCTCCCTAATGCCCAAGTAGCCGACTCCGGGAATGCTTGGTTCAATAATTCTTCAACCCGTGTGCCAAGGAGATCAAACTCTGGTCCTTCACCGTTCATCAGCTCGTTCATTTCGAGTATGTCAGCATAATATGCCGGGAGATAATTTTTTAAACGGTCAGTCCCATTCATGTTACAGTCACCGTCCCAAGCACTGCTACAGCATCATCTGGTATCTGAATATTAACTGTTTGATTGTTTACTTTCAGATTTGTATAATCAATCACCGGTGGTATATCTAATATTAGACTCTGTATCCGGGTATAACGGACTAACGAGTCAGTAAAGGCAAGAGTAGCCAGATAATTCCTAGTCGCTGTCTCCAACTGCGTTTTTACTTGATCCGTTGTAGCTCCACTTGCAAGAGTTACACTCACCGATATATTAATAGGAAACTCAGTAGCCTCAACTACCGTAACAACTGCACCGATCGGAGCTACTCCTTCACCCATCCCGTCCTTTGTCGGATCAATGAAATTCTGAACAGCCTCTACAATCGCTGTCGATGGTTTTCTCATATCATTGTTTAGCAACACTACCTTAACGGTACCAGGTCCATTCCATAGAGGAAACGCCTTAGCCCGGCCAACACCGCTGATTTCCCGAGCCCATTGCTCATATTGGTATCTGTTACCGCTGGTGACTGGTTTGGTTATCCGCTCCTGATACCTCTCGTAGAGCGCTTTATCCGTTTCCCGGTCAACTCCGGCAACAAGCAGTTCTGTCAGTTCTGCCCGAGCTAGGTTATTAATAAAATCAATTGGCAGTAGTGCCCCGAATGTTTGATTTCCAGCAGCTCCCACAGTTTCTGATTCCATCCGGTAGTTACCAAGAGAAAGCCTTTCTATTGCCTTGTAGTTGATATCGCCTATTGCAAACCGACTGCCTACCGGAATATCTAAAAGAGTATTGGCTGCATTGTAAAACAACCCTCTTAATTGCGCTTTAGTAGCCACCTTTCGAGTAACACCTGACCACGCTACTGCCCGATCTAAGTAATCACCACTCGTTGTGTCTGCGAAGATCAGGTTTGTATTTATATCCAACTCAACATACATCTGAGCTAATTCCATTGCTGCTGGAGCCATAGCATCATAAATAATGCTACCTTCTCGCTTGTCCAGCCCATCTGGTACCCGGTCTAACATCCGTTCTAAGATCGTTTCAAACGTTTGATCTTCATACACCGCCATTCACCTCCAATCGGTCTGTATAGTTTCCGTAATCACTCTCTACGTCAAACAAGACGAGCACCGCATCGCCATCATAGTTAAATCTAAAGTTGGTTACGGAAACGATACGATCATCCTGAAGTAACGCTTCCCTAGTCCAGCGTTCCACTTCGGTTTCAAACACCGCCCGACCCCGCACCGCTCCAACATCTGCCTCACTACCGTAATTGTCACTGTAAATCAAGTTTTCAAATCGGATTGTCGAGAGTATTTTTATAACTGCCTGTTTTACAGCATCCAATCCATCCACTACTACGGATCCTATACGTCCATTTACAAGGTCTAATTTATAAGTAAGACTTGGTTGGGGTGTATCCTCCATATCCTCATTCAGCAGCACGTTATCGCTCTGTGGTATCAAACGCTCACCACCCTATCCATGATTACGTAGCGTTGACCACCTTGCATGCGGATAAGTAAAAGTTTATCTCCGGTAGCTAACGGCTTACGAATTACGTATTCTTGGATTCCTATTGTTATTTTCTGTTCAGATAAGGTTTCCGGAACAATTAAAAAATCCTCCGTAAGTGAAAGCCGATTATCGACCAACACTACAAGAGGATTAATTTTTTCTACAATTCCTAGCTGTACCAGAACTGGACCAGCAGCATTCACCGCTTCAGTGGCAGCGCGTTTTATCGCATCTATCATGATCACACCAACCTTAGCTCTAAGTCCATGGTATGTACTCCGCCTTCTTTCTTATGAGTACATTCATCGACTAGGAAGAATTTATTTATGTTCATTGCGTTGATATATAAATTAACGTAGCATCCTGCACGCATCCGGTAATCTCCAAGGGCCTCTATACTAAGCGTCCGATTCTCTCGATTCTTCATGAACAGTTGCTGAGTTAGTTGCTCGGTAATTTGAGCCTGATTCAGATTCTCATCTACTGACTCGTAGAGTTGTAGCAATCCCCACTTAGCAATGCTGGCGCTATCTTTGGTAACGTAAGTTTCCCGCTTACCAGTCTCCTTGTTGTCTCTGTACAATACAATTTGATTGTATGTCTCATCGTCAATGTTGCGGCTGTAAGAGTAATCCGTCATGAGTGAATCATCACCCACCACAAAAGGAAAGCGCATATTAGAAGCATTACGTATCGTCAAGCTCCCAAAATCGTCAAAGAATACGAAGTTGGTCCCGTAGTTAATCAGGGTCTCATCTAACGCCATGCAGATCATATCGATAAACGTTTTATCGTCACGGATCTGGGAAGGAATAATGTATTTTGTATCTTCCAGCGTTCCGGTCTTGAGCTGCATGTCTTGCGCGATCTTTTGAACTACCTGAGTTGCTGTCTGTTTCGTAAATACATAAGTTCCGCTATTCATCAGATACCGGATCTGATCATAAGCAAGGATGCTTATTTCTTCTGTCTTGCCAGTTTCAATACTGAAAATATATCCATAGAAAACCTTATGTCCCTCATCTGTGTATCTAACCACATCACCATTGTTCAGTTGGAATTTTTTATCTTGCCACGGGCCATGGTCTACAAGGGTGAATTCTAAGGATGCTGCCTTACCTATACGGATTGTCTTCCAAGATATATCAGTAACGATGCTGGAAACATCCCAGACGGCGCCATTTTTATTATCGATCAATAATTCCATGTATCATCACCCCGGTAGCTTTAGAACAGAGCCGATTTTGAGTGTCTTCAGCTGCGCATCTGTTAAGCCGTTTAACTTCTGAATCTCTTTCCACCGACTACCGTCACCGAGTTCTCTTTTAGCTATCTTCATCAAGGTGTCCCCGGATTTGATGGTAACTGTTTTAGACTTGGTACGTTCATCTGCGCGTTTCGCTGGCTCTTTCTTAGTGGTGGTTGTTGTACCAGCTGGTGTTGTATTTGTCTTCAACGTCACCTTTTTAGCAGCGTAAAAGACATACTCCTTCAGGCTGATTTCATATTCAAAATCGCCCGGGCTCCCGGCAACCTCTTTATAATTAAATTCTTCGATACTGGCAGCAATATTTATTTTGAGACCCGTTGACGTAAAAATAAACCGAATCGGCTTTCGCTTGTTCATCCAGGTTTCAATTAATTGGATGTAGTCCGCGGGTTGCCCCCAGTTTTTTGATGATACATAGCTTGGTACAGTACCACCGACTGCGATAGCCGGAAAAAAACTACTAAAGCTAATCTCTTTCAGCTTAGCGGCCTTGATTACATTAATTTCACCAAGATCCGTTATATCATAAGTCTCTCCGTCACCTTCCCCACCAATCTCTATTTCTTCCGGAAGGACGGGGATTTCAAACCATATTGCACGGTTGTTAAAACTTAGTTCGATGCTGTAGTCATTAGCCATAGACTCACCTCCGATTTATAGAGGAATAACCCCTTTATTGTCGAATATTGGTAGGTGTTCAGTCATACCAACTATTCATGAAAGGAGTTGAATATTATTAATATTGATCTGCAGGAACTTGAAAAGGACATCTTAGAAAATTTTTTCGAACTAAATGTCGATGATAATTCCAATCCTGAACTAACACGACAGATAGCCGAAGTATCCGCCCGGATTGTAACAATTGCTCTTTCTAGGCTTTCACATTTACAGAAGGAGTCAGAGTGACAAAGGGTTTAGAAACTTCGCTGTAAATTCGTGAGGAAGAAGATATAATGTCTTCCTCCAATCGGCGAGATACGGAATTAATAATTTCGTTCATCGATCGTTCATTCTGAATGTTTATCGAAACATTGAAGGTCGTTACTTTGGCGACCTTCTTTTTATGCGCATGGCGTCTTAACATTGGCATTCCCTCCTCTTAGCTATATACTCCCTTGGCTGTACTCACGATGTCCTCATTAAGCTTCTTTGTGATTTTACTAACGATGGAATCTACATTAGTCTCATTGTGTACTGGTCCTGTCTTCACTTGGATAGTAGGTGTCAATGTTACGAAGTTTTGGATATTCTTCATCTCAGCAACATCACGCATAACCTTCAGATCCTCTTTAGAGATGTCGATTGGCTTCTCTACTTTGCCGACTTTATCAACTTTTTTAAGCTTATTCTTTTTGTCATTATCAGTCGCTGAACCATTTCCCGCACCGGTATGTGTGGAATCCCACTTAGAGAAATCATACCCTTCTGCAGCTTCTTTATTTTTATTTTGCTTGGCTAATTCCTCTGCTTCCTTGGCTGTTTGATCTTTGGCTCGTTTATCCGCTCTATCTTCCAGCATCTTCTGTACTTTGGCTTCTCTCTCAGCAGCAGTTTTGGCAGCGCCATTCTCAGCAGCGGTTATTTTCGCCGCTCTTTGTTGACGAGCTGCTTCTTCTTCAGCGGCAGCTCCGGTTGCAAATTCAACATGCCCAATTGCTTTTATGCTGACGAACTTTAATCCGTTCAGTTTTTCGATAAGTTTATTCAACCTATCTATTGCTCCGTTTGCTAAGTCTTCCATTAACTTAAGAGATTCAACTTTCGCATATCCGAATGCATCAGCTATTCCGTATCCAACCTTCATGAAGAAGATGGGAACCTGGTCGAAAAAATTAAGAATTGCATTCCACGCCCTCATCATACCGGCGGCAAATTGGTCGTTAGTTTTCCACAAATTTATTAACCACTTAACAAGGAAATAAATAGCTGCTACCACAGCGATAATAATAACGATAACCCATGTGAGAGGATTCGCTAATATCGCAGCATTCAAACCAACCTGAGCACCAGTGGCAGTCGTTGTCGCAGCCGCCTGTGCTAGTGTTGCTCCTGCGAGGTACGCTTGTCTCGCTTTAGCGATACCCATTAACAAATTTTGTATGCCCATAACAACGTTTGAGGCAATGACTACACCTTTCCATAAAGCAAACGCCCCTGCAAGCCCTGTTATTATAGGTGCAATGGTCGTCCAGTTAGAGGAAAAAAAGTTATAAATCTCTGTAGCTATATCAAGGACACGAATGGCATTTTGAACCACCCAATCCAGTGCTGTGCTCAGGCCATCAAAAAAGGGCTGGAATGTCCCGTCTTGAAAGGCTGTATTGATCATAGATATTAGCGGCATCAGACTCTGAACTGCAGCACCGCCTGCATCCGCTAAAGTTGAACGTAAGTTATTACCTAATACTTCAACCTGTTTGGCAGGGGACGCCATCATGGTGTCAAATGCTTTTTGACCCATTTGCTGCTTCTCCAATAACTGGTCGAACGCCTTGATGAACCCCTCCATATTACCCGCCTTACCGAGGTCATCAATGTTAAAAGCCCGTATATCGGATTTACTCATGTTAAATCGTTCAGCTAGAGAAACGATATCGCCACTCATAGCCTCCTTGAGCGCAAAAGCAGCACCCTCTATCCCATTCCCTGCACTATCAAAGGCATTAAGCCGCTGGGCGAGATTGTTCAGCTGAGATAACTGGTCTGTATTTTGAGTCGTTGAGAAAAAGGACAGCGTGCTTTGTAGCGATTTAGTTACATCCTGACCAGCTGCCAGCGCTTCATCCTTGAATTTATCGAACATCGCTTTCCCTATCTCAGCATCTCCGGTACGTGCCTTAAACATATCCTCCATCTTCTGTTGCTCCATCGCCCCGCCAACTGTCTTTTCGAAAAGAGCCTTAGCGCTCGCCAGTGACAGGTAAGCAGCAACTAAGCCTTTAATATTACTAAGCCAAGCTGAGCTGCTTTTACCAGCTTCACGTACCCTACCATTAACCCGAGATTGCAAGTCCGCTATTTGCTGTTCTAGTCTAGCTATACGTTCAAGCGCTTGCCGTAGTCCATCAGCATCAGAAGTACGTGTGCGAAGTTGGCGTGTAACTCTGATAAGTTGCAAAACTAGCCGTTGTAAGTTAACAAACATTGCTTCAAGTGATCGTGGAAGTTCAATCCTGATGCGTGCTTGAATATTACCGAGCTCCGAATCAATCTGTCTTCTGATGGCAGCGATCTCAGAATTAATATCTGCTGTATTAAGGCGAATTTTGAGAATAGATTCTTCTCCACCTAATTGCTGCCGAATAGTTGTGAGTCTCTGAAGAATCTCACTAGAATTAATACTAATTCTTATTAGACTGCCAGTTCCCAAAGCAGCTATTTGCTGTTTAATAATATCTAGGTTATGAATAACATCAAAAGCACTAATTCTTAATGTAATTGGATTTTGTACTTGTGATTGCAAACGAGCCATAAGTTGTAGCGTTGATGCAAGTACAGTATTCACCTGCGCTAACCGTTGGCTGAAAGCATCGTTCAGAGCTAAACTGGCGGCAATACTATTCATACAAACTCTCCTTTCTGAGAAAATAAAAAAGCACCCCTTTCAGGAGTGCCTTCCGTTGATTCAAATTTATAATTCAACTATATTGGAGTTCTTTGTTCTTAAAGTTAACTCATCTGCAATTTTTCGAGCGTATTTGATATCTCTGGGTTTGGTCGTAGCGTTATCTGTTTTAAACGAAGCAGAACTAACCTGCCCAGACTTATTTATATAACTAATTAAAAGATAGCATGTCATCCAAATACCACCATTTGGTGCGGGGACATTCTCAACTTTAAATTGAGCATCTTTTATTTGTGAAACGTCAATTGAAAAACTTGTTCCTCCGCCATCAATATTTAATTGGGTGGAATCCAGTTCAATTTTGCAAAGATTCCTTTCCGGTAAAGGCAGTCCATCTACGTGATATAAATTCACAGTTATAGACTGATTCTTTTTAGAATCACTTTTCTTGAAAAAACCCATTCTATCACTTCCCCTAAAACATTTTTTCTATATTCTACCACAGCAGATGGAGGGTTGTGATCATTTTTTACGAACTTTGGACTTAGCTGCATCCTTTTTCTCTTTATCGATTCGAACCAAGATCATAGCATAAATTGCAGATCTATCTGGCTTGCTCATTGCCATTAACTCATGTGGCATGATATGAAGTTCGTGGAGGGCGTAGTAAGCCAAGTTAGCCTCACTATCGCCCTCCTCGATTAGTTTTTTACATCTTCAACCAGTTCATTAATATCCTGATCAAAGCCATTTAAGGTTTGAACCTGATCAGTTAACTTGGTAAACTCTCCTGGTAGCAACATTTTGCGCACCAGAGCCTCAGCACCTTTTACCCCGTATGTCTCCTGTAAAGCTGCGTCTTTCAGGTTAGGATAGACAACAGTTGCTGTAACCAATTTAGCGACATACTCATTTGGATCAGTCTCAGAAGTATATTGTCCATACTTAGCCTTTGTACGTTTAGTTGCTGCCTTGCGGATCTCTTGATTTTCCGCCTCAGTGATACTACGTAGCTTCCAAGGTATCGCCTTTCCATCTTTATCTTTAAATCTAGGAGAGACTACGAAATCCTCTGTAGTCTCAACCGCTGCGTTTTGTGCGTAGAATGCTGAAAAATCGCTCATATTATTAATTCCTCCTGAAATTTGGTTTAATTGGCTGGTGGGTTAAATGCTTGACCCATATCAATATCCTCAAAGGTAAAATCAATATCCTCTTCTAGTGCATCAGACTCTGTATCTAGTGATACCATAACCACACTATCAAGATTCACGCCTAGTAGAGTAATTGTTTGAGACCCAATGGTAGATCCCGGATCTTCATTAGTTACCGTAATATCAAAGTTGGTATCTCTACCCGTTTTGATATAATCGATCATCAACTGGCGGAACCGACTTGTCATATAGTAGATCGTCATACTACCGGTACCGGACCATCCGGTAGTTTTATGTTGCGTGCCGCGGCGGCCCAATGTCTTCACCTCAGCCTTTTCCTTTTCAACAGAGGCTTCAAGAGTCTTGATGTAGAACATTTCCTCCACCTGACCGTTGATTGTGGCGTAGGCTCGTCCCTCTTGTCCACTGATTGTTTCGCTAGCCTTTAAGAAACCCATTTTATCTCACCTGCACTTTCATATATACTTTTTCGATACTATCTACTGGTTGAATATTGGCTTCCACGTAGATGGCATCTGAGTCAATACCAGGAAGTACCGTGATATCCGTCTGGGCATCAAAGTTTTCAATGGCATCAATACTCTGTAGGTTATCCAGATAGATCACAGCCTCTTTGCGAAACAGAGCTCGGCCATCAACATTGTTTGATACCTTACCGATGTAAAATGATTCAAAGATACGCTTCAGATCATTTGCAATACCATCCAACACACGGAGCACACGGTTTTTTTGAAGTTGTTTCCCCTTCTTTGGAGTGTAAGAGAGGAACGTATTAATATCCTGTTCTACCACAGCTCGATTAACGGAAGGGGTAAAAACAAATTCTCCAGCCTTTAACGCTGCCTCAATCTGTGTGTTGGTGTAGCGTGGCGCTACATCTACAGCATCATCGTAAGCCGAATAAGTCAGAGACTCGTTCATCTCAGCTGCTGCCGAAGCACCAGCTACCCAAGCAGTGGCCTGCGCTGCTGTAAGTATGGTCCCGTCTGAAAGTATCACGCCATTCTTGACGCTAATTACACCTTCGAAATCGGCTACAGGGTAGTTCTCAAGTGCTGCCTGTACCTTTTTACCCTCTGACTCTCTCAAGCGCCGTACAAAGGCAGCATAAACAGCTTTGAGCGCATTGTCCGTGGATGTCAACCCCACTGTCTGGAATTCATACAGCTCTAGTGTAGCTAGATATGCAGTATGATCCGCATTAGTCACAGTGCCATTTGCTCCACCAATCAAAGGAGCTCCAGCATTTGCAGTTAGTGTGCCGGTCCCGCTCCATACAATCCAGTCATTCGGGATGAGCCCCGCAATATTAGCGACTACCTGCGTGTCCACTACTGTATTATCCAGCAACGTTTTTACATCAAACTTGCTACTATCGTCGATGTTGGTTTGTACGACAACCTTCAGTGCATTACCTCGAATGCCACCATATCTTGCTGTAGCTACCAAGGTCCCAACTGTGACCGTTGACTTTGTTCCGTCATTGAGTTTGTACAGCAACACTGTCCGAGCTCTTTTAAGCGCCTCACGCACCAACAACAGCTCTGGGGCTGTAATGTCATAGCCAAGCGCTTTGAATGTATCCTCACCAGCTATAATCGGTGTGATGACCTTAGCCGCTCCCCATGGGAGAGTTAGAGCTAAAGAGGTTATTCCCCTGCTGCCAACCGTACCCAATGCCCCGCCAGACGTTTCCACGTTAACATACACACCGGGTCTTACTTTATTTTGAGTGGTCCATGTTCCACCGGCCATAATCTATTCAACCTCCTTGTTCTTAAATTCTTTGATAACCTGCTGTGCCTCGGCCGCCGTATACAACTTTTCCGGCTCCAGCAACGCCGACAGGACATCTTTATCCTGGTATGAGTATTTGGTAGAGCTCAAGAACTGCTCCTTTGTATACGAAGCCTCAGGAGCTTCAATAGCTTCCTTTTCATTTTTCACACTCACTTAATACCGCCTCCTTGCTTCATAGTCTGCATTTTAATATCCGGTGCTTTATCCCGGATCAGGTGAACATTGTACTCAACGAAGAAATGCAATACTCCATCCACTATTTCATGCCTCATACCTGTTCCCCGGTAAAGCCCATCATGCCCAGTTACATATTCCAACTCGGAATATAATTGTTCAGATATCAGCTCGCATTCTTCTCGGGGAGCCGCTGATTCCTGTTGCGGGAAGTAATGAACGTCAAAGGGATTGAAACGCTGATAGCGCCGGTTAACCCCTCGGACCTGACTACTTTCCAATAACAGCACAAAAAAGCACGGCTGCTGCATGCCCTGCTCCACTGCTTCGTCATAAACCGGATACTCCGGAGTAAATAACGATAGTTTTTTTATGAGTGCGTTTTTTATATCCTGCATACTCACCGCCCCATATGCTTATTAAGGAATTTCTGAAACTTCCGTTCTATGATAGCTGGCATTTCCCTCTCCAACTCCTGCTCCGATAGCGTTAACATAAACCTACCGTTAACCCAACCAGTACGGAGACGGGTGACATGCCCGAATTCTACATATAGCGCATACTCCACGTTATTTGTGATCTCAACATGCACCCCACCGCCTGGTAACTTTACTACCTGGCCGATCTGCCATCCCCGCCGCAAGTCTCCAGTCAGTACGGGAGTCCGAGCTATAGCCTTTGCCAACAGCCGTCCAGCCAATTCCCGGATGCATTCCTCCATAAAGGCTGGGAACTCTTTCTGCATCTGAACCATACTTTTATGCAGCTTCTTCAAATCAGTGAAATCGAACTTCCCCATACTCATGCGTTCAGGACCTCTTTTAGCTTAATCTCCTGATGAGTGGCATACCTGAATGGCTTACCCGCTTGCTCTCCTTTGAACTCCATGCCGTTCTGTTGAACCGTGATTCGACTTCCTGGCTTGATAGTCACATCAGGGGAGATAAACAGCTTAGCATCGTATTCCACCCTGTCTGACGTTACAGTCTGTGTCGCGCTTGGAAGAGTTGATTGAGAGAGTCCACACGGCTCGTCAGCAAACACAACGACAGGCTCCTGTCGTGTTTTACCGCTCACTGGATCTTTTACATCCTTCATTTCCGAAACAGTACATAGGCCTTCATAGGTGCTCTCTATAGCTAACCGCTCTGCTGGTATATTACCGAAACTGACCATGTTACCACCTCAATCTGCGGAACGCCTGCAGCTGAGCCGCATAGTTCCGCACGAAAGTAGCTCCAGATCCAACCGTGACTGTAGCCTTAGCGGATCCGAACGCTGTTGTAACATCCCCACGCTTGATGCTAGTAACTGCTGGCGCGGTCAGTTCGAATTCTGTTGGGTACTTCGTCCGGTAGTAGTCCTCAGCTATATGCAGAACCACATTATCCAAGGCTTCTGGAATAGATGGTATGTTGCAATAAGTTTTAATCTCCTGGACGATAGTTTCCAAAACAAACAGCAGCCTACTATCCTTACTGGTATCTTCAAACGGTATCAGTAGTAATTGTTTCAGTCGAATTAGATACTTTTGGATCTCCTCCGGCATCTGCTTCACCTGCTTTCAGGATAACTGCAAGCACTTCCTTTATCTTCGAAGCTTCGCCCAAGTCAATACCATGTTCCTTAGCATATTTCTTGAGTGCTGGCAGTTTCATTTCTTCCAGCGGCACATCCTGCTCATCTTCATCATCATCATCAAATTCAGGCACATCTTCACGCCGAATTACCCCATCCTTAATGAGCGATTCAACTTCACTCGGCAGAATCAAAACCTTCTCCCCCGGCATATAAAACTTCCGATTGTACTTAGCTGCTACCAAAAGAGATATTTCAATACGTTTTTCTTCGGTCACTCAGATCACCCTTTCAAAATAAATAGGAGAGGCAAAAGCCCCTACATTAAGCCACTTTAGCAATGAAGATACGTTCGATTTGTTCGAATGATGGCAGGACGATTTCGGAAACAATTGTTTCAACATTTACAGGATGACTCTCCTTGATAGCGGTGATAGCTACGCCTGTATTTACAATCTGTACCTGTGCATCAGTGCCGCCACTCATTAAGTCAGCTTCTTCCGGAGTTGTACCGTACCATGTGGTACCCAAGTTTCCATCTGGAATGAGTGTAAAGTAATCATCTGGATAGAACAGGTGACTGGAACCATCCAAAAGTCCGTATTTCTTGTTGTACACCGCAATGGAGATGCCTAACTTGTTCTGCAGATACTGCTTCATCAATGAATCTGTCATAATGATGTTCATTCCGCCCAGTGGGTTCATATCGAGTCTAATTGCAGTATTCTTCATAATGTAGTTCCATGTTTTGAGGCTGCAGATACCCTTGGTCGGTTTAGAACCTGTCTCATCCTCTACAAGGTCCTGCCAAGTTTTGATATCTCCTACAATATCCGCACCCGGATCATCCCACTTGTCCGCGCCTGTCAGTGTAACTTTATGAGTCGCTGGCATTTTGTAATCATAATCATAAGGCATACGGTTAGCTGAAATATGAATTTCCCCAGTAGAAAGCAGCTGCATAATCATCCGTTCAGGTACCACTTGCGCTCCGCTTACCAACGTCGTTGCATCATCGAAGATTTTACGGATAACTTCGTTGTAATATGCTTCGTTATTTGTCTCTAATAACCGCAGCAAATCCTGACGATCTTTTTCACCGACTCTCATCGACTCACGGAAGAATGGCATTTCTTCTTGGACATCCTTCAAACCGATACGGTCACGAACTGTAGCCTTCGTATCGAATGCTGAGGGAGCCAGAGACACTGGCAACCCGCCTGCTCCTTTAATCCACTTAAGATCAAGCCCCAGCTTCTTTCTAGCAGGAAAGAGTGTCGCTCCAAGATACGGAATTGAGTTAGATGTTGTTTCAGTATAGTAGGCTCCGATTGCTTTCGGGTTAACCAACTCGAAAATAGTAGGCATTGTTTTTCCCCTCTCTTATTTCAAGAATGTGATCTGCTTCAGGGCAGCGATTTCTTCAGCTGTCGGAGCAGTCGGAATTTTTGTAACGTCAACAAAACCATGAATCATCAAAGCACCAGGTGCTGGCCCATAAGTTACATCAACATCCTGAAATAGGACGCCCTCAGCATTGGATACACCTGTTGTGGTGACGGCCTTCTTCGCCTTTTTAGTCAGATCCACCAGAATTCCATTACCGATGATTGTCCCGCCTGGCACAATTTTTCTACCTTCTGCATTTGCTGTGACCCCGGTGTCATCCACTGTCACGGCCAAGTTGACATAGTGATCAGGAAATTTAAGAATCGTCTTCCGATTTCCGTACGTATTTTCTGTAAATCTCATATTCAATCTTCCTCCTTATTCAAAATAAGATTTTTGAGCTTGCTGCATGGAATCACTCTGCTTATTGGAAGCAGCAAGGTTCTTCGCAAATTCTGTAGACTCGTCTGGCTTTCCTCCGCTACCACTAGGTTTACCATCTGTTGGTGTCGTACCTTTGAAGGCTGGCGGCTTGCTTTCCTGTTTTTCCGCAAACAAAAAGCCCTTGCTCTCCCGCAGGGCTTTTACCTGGTCTTCCAGCCCTCCCTTTACGGCGCCGCTGTCATCCAGTTCAATCTTTGTTTTGTCAATTGCTCCTAGTGCCATATCAAGTGCGTTCTCATGCACATCACCAGCTAGTGCCAACTTCAGAGCCGTGCTCAGCTGTAGGTCCTTCACCTGGGTATCGTAATCAGCTTTGGCCGTTTTGTTCGCTTCCTGTAACGTCTCAATTTGCTTTTTTAACGTTTCATTATCACCGGCTGACTTTCTCACCTCTTCCAATTGCCCGGAAATTGTATCTCGATCCTTTTCAGCCTGCTTCTTGGCCTCCGAGACATCGTTATACTGTGACTTCGGAACAAAATGCTTCGGCAGTTCCTTGCCAGCATCACCAACAATAGAATCAACCTTCGTATCGTCCAGCCCTGCTGCCTTCAAAATTACTTTTAACCAATCCATCTATCATCTACCTCCATAGATTTGTATAGCTGCTCTCCAGCTTAGGGAGTGAACCGATATGCTCCGGATCATGAGCAAATAGGCCGTTGGTAGTCTCACCCACGGCCCAATATAAAAAGCACCCTCGCATATTGGAGAGTGCTTCATATACCATATTTCTGTTTGATTAGTACCCATTTCATAGCTTCTTCACGATTTAACCGCCGTTCGTCCGCTGCATTAGCATCCAGGACACCTACTAGCTGTTTTGGCAGCTTATCACGCTTCTGAAGATACTCATACCTAACGGCGCTGATCTCGTCCACCAAAGCGTCAAATCGTTCGCCTAGCTTTTCACGTTGCGGGGCAAACAGTTCAGCGATAGCCGCTCTATTCTCTTCTTTAGTTCGCAAGATCATCACTCCTTTGTATATTGTAGCGATTCAAGAAGCATTACTAGCTGTTCCATGGTTAGGTGCTTTTCGTCATAACCTGTGAGTGCCTGCTCAATAGTAAGCAATGCAAGATACGAATCTTCTGCTTTATCAAGTAAACGGTTAATCTCATCTGTACTCAGGTTTATTGGGGCTGACTTCTTCAGGATGTACGTGCTACCTGAATCAACTGCTCTCAACTCCTTGATTCCATTCTTTATGAATGCTAGGACATCATCCCGACTAAATGATCCTCCGGGTTCCCCATCCACTGTAGGGTGGTTATGGGTGACGATGCTCTTTTTAAGTACTTCAGGTGGTTTGATCTTGGTAATATCGACAGATGCCTTATCACCCTTAACATGGATAACCTCACCTTCTTTAGTGAGAGCAATAGCATGTTCTTCTGGTGCATTCCTAATAGCTTGCTCAGCATCCTTTACATAGTTGCGGACGATATCAGGTTTAGACAGATCGATATTACCTAGTTTACGCGGAATGTCTGGCTGCAGCTTCGGTAGATCCATCTTACTGAGATTAATCAGCGGTGGTGCAGTCTTTCCGGTTTCATCATACCATTTCTCTGGTTCCAGGGTATAGATGCTTTTCTCAGGAATTGGAATATCACTTGTTGGCCCACCTGGAATTTCAATAGTAGGTAATGGAGTTTCAGGTGTCTTCTTGGATGGCACCTCCACGGTAACCGTATCAGAGGCTTCAGGAGCATATTTCTTTTCCCACTCTGGATATGTTATGTCCTCTGGCACTTCGTATGTCTTACCGTCCTCATCCCGAGCTACCCTCTCTTTGATGTTGTCATCATAATGAGGTATGGTGGTTGATCGGCAGTAACCATGCATAGGTGGGTAATTGACGTTAACCTGAGCATCTTCAACATCAAATACTTTACCATCTAGATCTCGGCAAGTAATGGATGTACGGCTATCTAGTGTGGCAGTGTAGCGGTAGTGCTCTACTCCAAGTTCTTTGTAGCCGGCTATACGAGACTGACCAGCGAAGTATGCTGATTCCGTCAGTATTAACCGCTCTGCATTCTTCCGTGACACATCGAAGTGTTTCATAAGCTGCTCTATCATTTGCTTAGAGGTATCACCACTAATAAGCCCCTGACTAAATATGTTACGAAGCGTTCCAGTCAGTTTGACACGATCAGTCCATATACGTTGCGAAAAGTTGCTACCGTCTGGCGCCCATGGAGCAGATAGAATAGCTTCAAGCTGCCGCTTATCTATCTTAGAGAATGATGCTCCTATACCGATACCCTTTTCCAGTTCAAAAACACTTCGATAGTAACCATCCTTGTAGACGTTACCTAATAGTTCTGTTGTACCTGTCAAACGCTTAGCTGACAATACCTCGATATGTTGCTTCATCTGCAATTGGATGGACTCTAAGCGGGTAACACGTACCCTTATGCTGGCATTCTCTAGTTCCTTCATCCACCGCTGATCTATGGCGTTTTCTTTACCACGAGCAATGTAATCCTCAACGGTCCATTTGAATTCTTTGAGCTCGCCTGCTTTGAGAACTTGTTTAGCAGCGGATAAACTAACAATCCCGTTATTATCTGCGAACCGCTGATAGAAATTATTAACGTCCATCTGGATGGATATCTGAGCCTTGCGGTATTCCTTATTCATCGCCTTCGTAAATGGAATACCTTTATCTAGCAGTGATTCATTCAACTGCTCCATTCGCTTTGACCAGTAAGCTTCTGATCTCATTTCTCATCATCTTCTTCCGGCTTAGCATTGCCTTTAGAATCTCCCTGAAGTCCGTAATCCTCCATATCTTTCAGCGCTGCCTTTTCTTCATCAGCTTTGCGCTTAATTTCCTCCTTGGTATTTGTCACCCATGGATGGTTAACAAGTATGGTTTCATCGGAGACTATACCAACGCTGTTTTTAGCGTCAGTAATAACCTGGGACTCATTAATGACGATATCCCGATTAAACAGGAAATTTACAGTTTCCTCAGAAAAATCAATACTAGTGGTGTTCGCAAGATGAGTATTAACGAACCACAGCAACTGTTCAAGCGCTGCCTGGAATTCATTTTCGATATCATTGGCATCCATATCTAAATCAGCATATAGGAATTTCAAAGCTTCCCCGCTCGGTGCTGTTGCAAATGAATCCGCTTGTGTATCTACCCCGCGACCGAATTCATATATATCAGACCGGGTCATCTCCGTATGGAGCTTGTAAGCCTCAGTGTTGATATTGACATCCATAGTTTCGACATCAGCGCCATCTTCTGCAGTTACCTTAACAGATCTATAAATCATTAAGTTTGTCCGGAACTCACCAAGATCAGTTCCATCATATCCCTTAAGTTTAAATATGCTGTTGGGAATGTCTTCTAAGTTATTGCTGTTATCAGACTTGCTTCTATCATAGTCATCTATCAGCGATTTAAGTAAGCTGATCAGCGGTAACTCGTCCTCATTGTATTTAAAGCAAATGAAAGGGATGCGCTCCCAGTTTAAGGCATGTTCAGCTTTTTCAATCCCGTCTATAGCAGCAAAATGACTGCTGGATTCACCCAATTCTACATCCGGTATCAGTCCGCTTGTTGTCGGTACCGCTAAACTACCCGTACCGATCACATAGCGGTTAACGCCTTTAGAGTGCCAGAATTCAACCTTTTGGATAGTTGTTTTCTTTTTCCCCTCATATTCGTCAACCTCATATACGCGGATAATCGCATCTAGTTCGGTATGAGCGGCGTCTTTCCATAGTGGTATGATTTCTTCAGAAGGCAGCTTCTTAAACCGGAAACGGCCTTCTTCGTCGTAATAAACATGCAACCAAGCGCGGCCCTTCTTGCTACTTTCTTTCAACAAGCTTTTTAAGAGTCGTTTAAACCCTTTATCAAATATTCCTGTCAAAAGTTCATCATAAACTTTGTTTTTTGTCTGGATGCTCATTTCCTTACTCAGCAGATAGCCAGCTTTCTGGTCAATAAGCTTCCGCAAGAATCCATGGACGATCTTGTTATTAGCTAGGTTTTTAGCTTCTATTAGCGCCCCGCCTTCTCCAATGGTCATTCGCTTACGTTCTAAGATATCTGCCTTATTCCGATAGTAGCGTTCACCAGCAAGCATATCCCTACGTTCCTGAGAAGATAACCAGTCATCGATTTCCTGCTTAATAATTTCTTCGTCTGTCATAGCCGACTTTGCGCCTTTTTCAATGATCTGGATAACCTCTTCTGTTGTACTCAAATAGGTTTCCTCCTCTCCTATTAATCAAATGAGAATGCATCTGGTTTGCGGATTTGTTCCATAGCATAACGCAACGCATCCATAGCATGGTTAAAGTCATCAACTGGCTTTTTCGTGAACTTCCCAGCTTTATTCTGTTCCCATACATAGCTTGATAGTTCTATGCTGACATTCGGGCATTTGAATTTATGAACTATGATTTCATATTGCTGAATGGTCTGAATACCAACCTTAATGCTATCCCCGCCCTTTTCAGCAGCTCTAATCCTACCGATCCCGAAGCCGCGGATTTCAGCAATGGACTTCGGCTCTGAGGAATCCGCAATGATACGCTCCTTAGAGTAGCCTTTTTCTTTCAGCATATCGGCAATATCATCATTCAGCATGCCGTGCTCATAGTGTTCATCGAAGATATACAGCTTCTTCTCCTCTTTGTTGACCAGAGCGCATACAAGAGCGGTAGGGTCATTCGTATAACCAAAGTCGAGTCCAAACACTGCCCTGTAGCCCTTTTGCTTGGCAATAGTTCGGTAATCAAACTCTTCTTCCCGCCAGTCTTCATATATAGCACCCTCAGCGATACCCCAATCTCCGTCACCCTCTACCCTATGACGCTTTGGTTTATGCTTCTTCATCCATTCAAATAGCTTGCGGTCCTCGTCTCCCAGGAACTCATTACAGCGGTATGTTGTAGTATCCACGAATGTATCTGGGTTCTCAGTATCGAAGAAGCGATGTTTCAACCAATGCTTTTCATTCCATGGGTTAAAAGTAATCGTTAGCTGCTTATAATATCCTTCAGGCAGCAGACCACGAATAGACATATCCACCTTATCGAAATCATCTTCGTTAAGGATCTGATAGGCTTCTTCAAACCATGCCCAACACAAATATCCGGTGTCCACCGTAATAGAGGTGATTGACATCGGATCATCTAGGCCACGGAACAATATCTTTTGTCCTGTTGGCTTATATATAGCTTCCAGCGGCACTTTCTTAAATTGCCACTTGTTACCCACTCCTAGCCTATTAGCTGCCCATTTAAGCTGTGCCCAGGTAGAGTCTTTATGAGTATTGAACGTCTTACGCAGAACTAAAGTATTCGCTAAAGGATATTCCATCATCTTTGCAATAATAGATAAAGCGGCTGTAACGCTCTTTTTCGACCCTCGACCGCCTTTGACTACCCGGTAGCGCCCTTTAAAATGCCAAAACTTCGCGTATCCCTTGCCGACGGTCTCCTGTAAGCTGATAACCTTACTCATGGAGATCATCCTTTATGAATACGACCTCGGATTCTACCGTTTTACTGATAGCCGTAACCTCAAGCTGCATCTTCTGAACGCGAAGCTTAGTTTCTTCATCCATATAACCTAGGTACTTCTCCAGTTCCTTCAGTGCTCGCATTTTGTCGTAAAACTTAATGCTCACACCATCTCGGCCCTGCTTCACTTCACTGATCAAAGTTCCATCTACCTCATAAGCTGATTTGAAATGAACAAAGCTGACTGTTTTCGTGACCGGATCGCCCTCTTCATCATAAACAGGACCATCCATTCCTATCACCGGCTCTTCGTTTGTCCCAAAATCCACATAGTCGGTAGTGTCAGCAAACGCAATCTTCAGGTACTCGGCTATGACCCGGTGGACACTCAACCCAAGCTCCGCAGTCATTTGTTCCTTCAAAAGCGTGATCTCCGCCTGAATTTCAGGTTTTCTCAGGTTTTCCCATCCTATGGAATAAGCAGCTCTCTTTGAATAACCGGCAGCTAATGCAGCTCTAGTTGCGTTGAAGTCTCGCATATATTCAAGGACGAACATTCTTTGTTTGTCAGTCAGCTCACCTTCTTCTGGCGGATCGCCCCGAGCTACTTCTTTATTTTGTTTATTGGACTTCTGTTTCTTTTGTTGTACAACACTTTTCTTTTCTTTTGGTTGTTGTACAACGTTATTAGATGATTGTTGTACAACAATCCATTTATCACGCTGCTTCCAGACTGCTACCTTCTTTTCGTCAATGTCCAGTTGCTCAGCTATCTGCCTGTTTGTTATTTCCCCACCGTGTTCACGCCATATCTCTAGTGCGCGGTCACGGTTTGGATCGCGTGCTCTTGGCATTACATTATCACCACCCCCGTATTTAAGACATGAAAAAAGCACCCGAAGGTGCTAATAGGTTTTTTTGTAATTGCTTTTCAAAAATTCTTGAACTGCAGATAAAGTGGACCCGCCATAATCTAAGAAATCAGTATTCTGATCGTATCTCTTTTTATTACGATGTATTTCTTCTCCCGCCATCTTAACCTCTTTCTGGTTAATCTCCACCACCCATTCAAGCGGATGAAGAGTTAAGAATTCATATCTGACTATTAAGCCTAAATCTTCAAGTTGTCCCAAACACTCATTTAAAGCTAAATCAACTTCTTCTGCAAATCTCTGATGCGAGTTGATATTCTGAATGATTTCTTCAGCCCAATTCATACAATCATCTCCCTTTAACATCATATTTCGACATCAAGGATTTTTTTTCCTGCTATCCCATGTACCTTACTTCACCGTCACCTCTGCAGCTTTTGGGGTTTAGATTATGGGCAATATAAAAAGCCACCCTGATTATGGATGGCTTTATGTTTAGAATTTCAAAAGGGTTCATCACCATAAATCTTTTCTAACAGTTCACTTCTTTTCTCAGGAGTTATCGGTTTCAAAGCCTTTGAAAAAGTAACTTTTTTATTCTGGACAACACTTTCATAAAGTGAAAGGATCTGAGAGGTTTCATCAAGTGACCATTCGCCCAGCTTATAATCGTCTAAATCAACGCCATTTTTCTTTGCAATTTCACTAAATAAAAGATTTTTGAATCCATGTTCCTCATACATACTGATAATTCTCATAAGATCTTGGATTCGTTTCTGAGTTGGGTATCCCACATGGTATTTTATAGAAGTATCGTCACGACCGTTAAATTCCTTTGAAGTATCGATTATTATCCAGCCTTCATCCAAGTACTTTTGAATATCGTATGATGTTGCTGTTTCAATTTTCACATAATCCAATGATCATCAACCTCCCATAACCTTAATTCGTTATAAAGGAAAACAAATCCTGCAAATATTTATTAGTTATGGGCCGGGGCCACTCCACTCTCCCTGGCATGACAAGTTTCAGAAGCACAGCAGTACCTGCCCAGTCTTTTTATGCGTTTCTCTTCCGCCACCATAATTGAATTATAACATTGCTGAGCTCAATTCACCGTGAGCTCATCGGTTGGGTTTGTTTCCACACGTCATTTATTATAAGAGTCGAACCATTTATAGGTTCCTCCTATATATAGTGGGCGTTTACTAGACAAATACCGCCTACTCTAAGGCGGCTCACAGTTTATATATAATGAATCATTGCCATATCTTGTTCTTGATTTTTGAGATCGCTTAAATCCAGATTAAGAATATTAAAGACAAACTCTGCAAATTCATCTTTATGATTTTTCACTACGTCTTTAGGTGAGTTTATTGCCCTATTTATGCACCCTGTATATAAGTCAGCGAGCTGAATTAATGTACTCCATTTTGAATCAATCGCGCTGAATGTATTGAGAGTCAAGTTCTTTTTAAAGTATCCCTCAAAGTGTGTGACAAGATGTTGTTCTAATTCATTCATAAAGAGGTTGTCGGCACCAATCTCCTGATCCTTCCAAAAGTTAACCGTTCTGGGCAATGTTATTCTTCCTGAATTAACTTCATGTTGAACACCATGATGGACATGCTGATAATATAGTGCATATATCATCTCATCAATGGATTTAAATTTACTACTGGTTCTATCAAAAACAACTGCCTTCAAACTTAACATATCAGACATTGATATCATTTCTGAGAAAAAATCCTTGTAGTGCTGTAATTGTCCACCTCGCATCTCGGTAAAATGAAACTCTTTAGGCATATTTCTTTCATTCTTTCTTTCTGAACGCCATTCAGCAAAGTGCCTATGTAACGATGCAACCCTATCACTCTCCAAAATCCAAAGACCGCCAATAATCATGTATTTATCGGCGTTACTTTTTCCGCTTTCGTCGGTATAAAGAGTAATACTAGGAGTTCCGGGTTTGGTTGAGAGTTGAATTTCTTTTTCTAATTCTTCCTTATCATTTCTATATCCTTTTATTCTATCATTAGCTTGATACAGCTTATATTCATTTTGAATTTTAGCGCGTGCCCTAGAAATTGATGTATCTCTTGTTAGTTTGAACATCTGATTAACATCCACAGAATTTCCTGTAAACCCTTCGAATATCTCCCAATACTTTATTTTAAGCGCCATATCTGAATTTCTGGTCTCTTCAAACCTATTCAAAATAGAGGCTACTTTTGAAATTAAAGTAGTCAAATTCCCGCTTGCTAAAGCGTTATTAAGGTTACTCATCTCCTTTTGTCGACGTTCCTCTTTCGAGAGCTTCTTTTTTTCATTTTTTTCTGGTGCATCCTCGCTACTCTCTGGTTGTAAATCACCCAAAATATCTTTGCTCATCTTAACCACTCCCGTCGAATAATACTGCATTTAGGACAATAGTAGCATAACATGTTATTTTTTCCTGTTAAACTTTGGAAAATTCATTAAATCCCCATATATAAAAGCTATCAACATATTATCGCTGATAGCTTTTTCCTATATAGTGTAATCTAGATAAAAAACAACGAGTTATCTACTATGTCACTAATCTTTCGTTGGGCTCGCTGCACATATTCACTCACACTCCCGTAAGTAATCCCGAGCATCTTGGCAATCTCAGAATGTGGAAAGCATTGACCATGTGCTAAGGTATAACATTCTCTTTCCCGTTCGCTTAATTGATTAAGGGCATATTCTAATTGGAACCGTTGTTCATCTGAAAGGTTGGCTGGACTTCCCGCCTTCGAATCACTAGCGAAAGCCTGCATTCGTATTGGATCCAGCAATATTTCCCGTTCATAGCCAGCTCGTCGTTCAATTCCACGCTTATTCCCTGGTCTCCGTCCTGAATTCAGCCACTCAATGACAAACTCACAGTCAGATTTCATTCCAGAGATAACCTTTTTATCATCAGCGTCTGCCTTCCTGTATGCTCGCTCCGCGCCTTTGAGGGAGAGTTGATAGTTTAGGGCAGTTGCTGGACCTAAGTCCGTTACCTTTACTACAGGAGCCTTGCTATTGGCGATGTTCATCCTCATTCCCCTTTGTGGTATAATTTGGTCGAGGATAAAAGCTGCTATTGCCCTGATGCGTCAGGGCTTTTTTCTGTATAAATACCTTCCACCAACATAGAAAACATCTTCATGTTTGTACTAATAGGATATGTGTTGTACGTATCTTTGAATCTAACCCAGCTTGGACCCCACTCCAGTACATCTACAGGCTCTCCAGGGCTTGCAGTAAAAATAAATTGTCTATGCCCGTCCGACAATGCTTTTTGAGTGTCCTTGTATCTCATTCTACTGACCTCGCTTTTTAGTGTCTTGTTCCTCTCTTTATGGGGAGCAGAAGTTATGTAAACCTTACCCCGGCCCCCACTTCGTTGGGTCTATTCGGTCGCGTCTCGATGGCCTTCGGCCTGATGATTGCATTTGATGCATTTGAAGCTATACTGCGGTAGGACCTCATCGGACCAAGCAACTGCAGGCTGACCACAAGCGCACCAGAACCGGGTTAAATCGTCCCTCAACTGTACGTGACCGCCCTCACATTGCATTAGCACCACTTCGCCGTGTCCTTGATTTGGAATACCCATCCTCTTCTCCCCCTTATACCTAAATGTGTGGGGTCTCAGCCCCCTAAATGTCACCTGTATCAACGAATCTTTGCAGTATTTCGATTATTTCTTTAGCCTGATCCTGATTAATGTGCATCCTTGTACTCAGCAATACGCCCTCCGGTAAGGCAAACGGAACCCAGCCCGTTCCACCTTGTGGTGTTTGACTTGCCATGATTTGCGGATTGGCATCGCTGACTCCGATCCATATAGCGTCCTCTGTAGCCAAGGAAGATTTCTGTATTGAGCATTTGTCTCCGTATAAATCCTCAAATTCTATAATGTCGAATCCTCTGTTTGTTTTTCCCGGTTTCATTGTCTCAGCCCCCTTATAAGTTCAGTACAGCCAAACCTGCGGCCTCCATTCGTCTATACTTGGACATTCAAGTTTTCCATTTGCTCTATTGCTTTTCCTAAGCTCTCCAACTTCTCAAAGTTATCTTTCGCTTCTGCAATTTGTTTGTCTCTTACTTGGTCAGCGATCAACAAGCGCAGATCATTATAGTTGTCCTTGAGATTATCCAATGTCTCAATCACGTCTTTTAATTTCACTAGGTTCATGGCTGCCCTCCTTGGGTGCTGGGGTATCTGGGTAAAGGGTGGACCTGAATCTCTTATAAACTTCCTCTGCTTGGTCCAAGTCGAGACTTGTTAAGTCACCGCGCTGAATGATTTGGTATAACCCCTCTATAGCCTCGGACGATTCCTCTTTTAGTTGCTTTTCCCGTTCCTCCAGCCGAATTATTTCCTCAGCAAGAAGATATTCTTTTCTATCTGCTTCAGTGCGGATATGACGTATTAATTCGAAACGTGCGCTATTCTCTAATTCTTTTACTCGAGCCTCTGCTGCGTCTGCACGCTTCGAATATTTTCCAGACTCAGCTATTTGTTTTTCATATGCTGATTCTAAGCCGCCATATGCACCCAGCCAGTAGAACAGTGAATCAAGCACATTGTTAAGGTGGATGATGGTATGCTCGTATCTGGCTGTATGTGCCATCTCCATATCCTTTTGCCAGTCCCTTTGTGTCATTGGGCTTCCTCCCCATAAACTGGTTCGAGTCCGATAACCTCAATTTCACCTATCATTTCTTCTTCACTCATTGAATCAAGTACATACGATGGATAATTTGCACCTTCTAGTATTGTTCGGTTAGCACTCATCTCTTATATCCTCCTTGTGGGAGAGGAGGGCTATTAACCCTCTCTGTCCCTGTATCTTCGTACTATTCAGTAACTATCGAATGACCAAGCAGTGACGCAATAGATTTAGCCTGAGAAAGAGTAATTCCGAAATCATCAACAATGCTGTCGTCTTCATCGAGCAAATCAACCACGCAGTCAGGCTCTCCTTTGTTCTCGGAAAATTCCAATTTGATACGGTTAAATGTTTCTCTTGCATACTCCTCCGAAACTCCTTTTAATATCAGCAAAGTTTCAATTTCATTCGCTTGGACATCAATTCTTACAAACTGTAAGCCCCACGTATTTTCATCCATTTTCATTCATCCTCCTTTTACTCTTCCTTTGGGAGAGGAGGGATACTCCTACTCCCTTAATGATCTGGTACGGCCCCCGCGTTGCTGGGTTTATGCTGTCGGACGATGGCCTAACGGCCTAGCGCATCATCTATCGCTTTAATTGCAGCTAGTATCGGATAGATTTGATATGGATTTACTGCGTTTCCTAGTGCGAAACATCGGTCTTTGCGATAAACGTCCAATCTTCCGGGAAGCCCATCAGGTTTTCCATAAACCGGGGGTCCAGATACGTTCCAATCAGTTTTGGGAATCGGTCTCCAACTACGCCTACGAGCATCTTCCCATGCTTCCCATTCTTCTCCGATGGCGCTAATTTTCTGACGCGCTTGTAATCCTGACTCTTCGTTGGAGTGGGCCACAACGAATACGCGGTATCGTTCATGGTCCCCATCAATGGCGATAGCTGGTATATGAAACGGCCTTGCGGTGTAGTTGAGATGTCCCAAGTCAGTAAGCACCGTGTCGAGCCCCATTGTGATGTGCCCACTAACGTTCTCACCAATAAACCAAGGGGGCTGGATTTCATCCAAGATTCGAGCAGTTTCTGGCCAGAGCCATCGGTAATCGAACGCGCCTTCTCTGTCCCCGGCGTAACTTTCACCCTGGCAAGGATATCCGGCGGAAAGAGCTCTAATTGTTCTAGTGTTGATTCCATCTGCTTCTAACCTCGCTTTCGTTAACGTACATACGTCGTCATAGATTGGTTTATCAGGCCAGTGTTTACGCAGTACCTCCTGAGGGAATAGTTCTCTCTCACAGAATGCCACTGTCTGCATACCGGCCCACTCAGCTGCTAAATCAATACCACCAATTCCACTGAACAGGCTTAGCTTTTTCATGTAGCCCCCTGTAGCGTGATATATGCCGCCTCTGCCCTCTCTCGGGGGCAAATGTTTGTCTTATCCTTTACCTGTGTCATGACTTACCCTCCTTGATCTTAGCTACTTGAGTCACATAAGAGTCATAATGCTTTGTGATGATCTCCTTAGCCTTACGAACCGCCTCTTTATATCGTTCATGGCTGTATATTTTGGTTCCAGTATCAACGTCTGAAACGGTCCAGAAGTCGAAATGTCTACCTTCCGTTCGATAAATAAAGAAGTCATGAGTTCCAACAGTGAACACTTTCTCGCCTGTGACTGTCTGAAAATCACCCTTCATCATTCGTATTTCAAATTCCTCTGCTTTTCTCAACTTTCGCACTGGTTGTTTAGGTTTCTCTTTACTCTTCCTTGGCTTTCTTGAAGTGGTTCTCTTCAGAGATATAGCAATTTGATTGAATTCTTCCGAAGTAATTCCAGTCATTTCAATGAGCTTCTGTTCCACTTCCTTGAAATGCCGTTTATGTTCTGTAAGCAAGTCCAGTTTTGAATTGCTTTCCAGTTGTTCATACCACCAAGGACGAAACACGTTATGATATTGAGAATCCGCAAACAACTGGACACTTTCGACTATCCTTTGAGCGTGGAAATGAGATATTTGCTTGCCTTGATGAATGTTCTGAGCAACAATCCTGAACCATTTCTTCTGATTACGTCTTTTATGTTTGCGCATTATATCTCCCCTTCCTTATTTTCTATGGCTGCTCGGGCCGTGGAAATTATGTCTTTCAATCCGTGCTGATATCCGATCTTGTCATCATCACTTATGGCATCCCGTGCCCTATCAAGTATGGATTCAACTGCTCCTGCATATCGGTCAAGTCGGGCTATGGTCTGCTGTGCCTCTATCAAATCTTCTTGTAGACCGTACATATAATCTTCATTTCCTTGGCTTACGAAGAGTATCTTAGCTTCAGCAACCTTCCGATGTTTTTCAGCCTCTTTCCGTGACTCTTCTAGAGCAGCCAACAACTCGTTCGTGCCTTCACATAAGGCAAACACTTCACCTCTCAAGTGCGCTTCTGCTCCTCTTGAATTGTCAGCAGCAAACCAACTATCATCAGCAGTTTGTTTGATCTCTTCTATCCGTTCTGGTGTCGGTAAGGAAACTTTTCCTGATTCACTCATTTGCCCCATACCTCCTTATGGCATGCCTTGCAAACTTCGAGTTCATTGCCGTTGAACTTATTTTTCATGACCAGTTCAGAATGATGCTCATTACAGAGTTGGCAGAGCGGACGACCACATCCGGGACATTTCTTGAGTTCAGTCATAATGTCACCCTCTCTTAATATCCATTGGATTGACGATCATGGTTTACTTTGTTCTTGGCTGCATAGGCTTCAGTGATCTGTTCAAATGAGAAGCCAAGGCGTTGCTCACCAAGCGAGTAAAAGCAAGCCAGCGCTCCCCGGAAAAAGTGACATTGCTGATCTTTGAATCTTTCGTATCCTCCGACCAAAAATTCGCTCCCAACGATCATTCCGACATTGTGTAAAATCTCCGTGAATAGAACAACCGTTTCTAATTCCGCTACATCATCCGGGATGTATAAGCGATCCGCCGGAAGGTCGAGCTGTCGTGCGATACTCAGGAAGAAGTGTAGACAGTCTACGTACTCTTCAATCAGTGGACGAGACTCAATTCCAGTTTCATCGCAATATAGACATGGATCGAGGATGTCATCGCCTTCCGCTGTTGTTCCGATACTGAATCCACCTTTACCTCTGCAAGCGTGGCATTTACGTTCAAGGCGAGGTTCTTGATCATTGCTCCAATGCTTGAAACCGCGCCATTCATTTGCCAATTCTCCGATTTCTACCTGAAGAGCTAAGACTGTATTAGGCAGCAGGTCAACTCCTTCAAGACCCTTTTCTTTGATGATCCGTGCATCCAATACTTTCTGCATTTCATACATTTGATCGAGTGTTAATGTGCTCATACTGGTTATGCCTCCCCTGAAATGGATTTTTTAAAGCGCTCGACTCCGGCTAGTCTCCCAAAAATAAACTCTTGATCAAGCGGCGGCGTATATGGATTTTCGTCTTCTTGTGTACGATAGAGGTAGGCTGCTATGCTGGATGCCTTGTATCTTTCCATAGCCAGTTTATAATCAAGGATCATGTTGGCAATCTCTTCTGGGCTCTCCTTAACCAGCGCATGTCCGGCACCAGGAATCGTGACATCGGTATAGACTTTGTAAGTTCTAAACACTACATCTACCGGAATGAATACAGGTGTTTCACTTGCAATATCTCCGCGCCCATTTAGAAGTACTTCCGTGAGTTTTATCATGCTTATCAGCTCCTTTATAGGAAAGAGGGTGGTTAACCCTCAATTCTCCTTGGTCATTTAAGATACTAATGCACCTATTTCCCAGGCTATCTTCCGAACTTCCGGCCAGTAATGTGCGTCTGGTCCCTGCCCGTTGCTATCCTTACAAAACCATTCTGTAATCGTTCGTTTCCCATAAACCACATATTCCCTCAGAGCCTTCACCCAATAGCTTTCTGTACTGGACATTGGTAATGTTCGACCATATAAACTAAGCTTTACAGGGATCTCATGTACCTTGTGGTTCCCCCATGCCTTGCTTTCGGTTTCTATCAGGGACAACCGTCCGTTGGCTTTTAATTCAAATGCGAAAAGTCTTGAAGTCCAATCAAATTTATAAAGCTTCGAGAGCATCTCATTTGCTTTCACTAAGCGTCCTTCTTTGCCTATGACCTTGCATTCCTTGCTAATCTGGGTTGCCACAGTTTCGCTGAATTTAATGCGCGCTGCTGGTTTATGATGGCCAGATTTTTTGATCAGTTTTCGTTTCCGGTTTTCCTCACTGTCTAAATCAAAGAACTCAAAACTCGCTATATTTCTGTAGTTATATTCATGCAGTATGACCCACCACATGTTGTTGATATTGTGGTAAACAATGCCACGCTGCAAACACCCTTTACGGTCTCTGAAATACTTAACTTCTCCATTCCGGATGCGCTTTCCGTCTTTATCTTTGCTGTTGTAGCTTGGTACCTCATACTCCGGTAATTCTTTTCCTTCTTTGTAATGACAAGAGCTTTTAATATGGTCCATCACTTTATCAAAAGCCCTGACTGTAACCGGCTTGGATTGATCCGTATACCCATCTTCCTTGCACGTTTCTTTAATGTGTTTTAATTCAGTTAGAAATGACAAGCGAAGCAAGTATGGCATGAGCTTTAATTTATCGAAATCATAGTATCCGCCGCTTTTATTGACGGTGTTTATTTCTTGGAAAAATTCAATTTTAAATCCCATGCGGTATTTTTCAGCCTTAAACTTAAGATTTCCCTTCTGCCCCTCAAAGTGGTCTTTTGCCAAACAAGCGTAATCTCTTAAAATACGCTGATCTGTCTGAATGAACCATCCTCGTTCTTTCATCTTTTCAAATATAAGACCCATAACAGCCGAGGCATTATCTGATTCATCTCTTAGATAAAAACTTGTTCCCTGCGAAGCAAGATTGTCTTCGAAATACATTTCTTTATTGATCATTTCTCGCTCTCTCTCCTTATGGGCTATGCCCGAAATTGTTTTAAACTCCCAACTCCCGCATTTCTGCATCCTCTGTAGCATCTAACGTGATTGAAGGTATGCCATCCCATAACTCTCGAATCTCATTAGCCTTAGCAATTACTGCTGCTTTTTGCTTTGGTGTTAATACGATATCCATAGCCTCTTGATAATGGTTTTCAGCTTTGGTGTACGCCCTTGTGTGAAGTACATTCATGTACCGCCAAAACTTATCGTTACTCAGGGATTTAATCCGCTGGAAGTGTCTGCGCTGTTCTGTTTCAGTCATTATACTAATCACCTCACGTTGTTATATGAATTTTCTAATCTTCAAATCGGTCATTAGGATGGTAAGATCCCTGTGCAGCATAGCCATTAAGAGCATCAGTAAACATTGATGTGAAGGTGTTCAGATCCTTAGTTTCTAAGGATTCCAGTAATCTAATTTCTTTTACTCGAAGATCCCTACCAGCTGCCGTTGCGATTAAATCCGCTATAGGTTCAATCTGCTGCAGCCGCTCATCCCTTGCTTTCTCCAACTCAAGTTGCTTGTTTAACTTGTGATTGTGTTCATTCCAGTCTTGTTCATCAAACCAGAAGTAATCGCCGTATTTATTCCAAAACACTGAAATCCAGTACTGCAAGAGCTCTTCATCTGTTTGGATAATGTCATGGCAGACCCCACAAAGGCGTAATCCATTTGTCTTAACTCCCCTGCCCTTTCTTCCTCGTGGCATTACATGATGTGTTGTTGTATCCGGGGCAGTTTTACAATGTGAACATTTACCGTCAGCCTCTGCAATCAATTCCTTAATTACTGCCGCTGGAAACTCACAGCGCTGTTTTGAACTTTTACCTGACTTGTGTTCTGCGAATATCTTTTGCTTCAAAGGAGATACCTCTTTCTTCTCCTTCTTCCGCTGCCCTAAGCTGCTTGTCTTCTTGGGTTTCTCTTGTTTCTGCGGTTTCCAGAAAGTTTTATGAGGGGTTTCTTGAACCATGCTACACCTCATCTCTCTTTGATTTTGTTTAGTAGGTTGTCCTATAGATAATTGCTCTGCCTCCCACTCACATTCAGTACAACGGTATAAGTCCAGGGTTATTTCCCTCATATCTGATCCACACTGGAGACATACCAGAATCATGATCCTCTCTCCGCTTCTGCAAGTTCGCCTGGCGTGAGCTGGTTTACTTCGATCTGTTGTTTATCCCGAGCGTACAATGGAGCATAGCTATAAGGTGGAATTGCATTTCGTACATGAAGATAAGCAACAGGCTGTTCGGTAGCTTCCACATGAGCTTTAAGTTGCGCACATCGATATTTTGGTAGGATCGCCCATCCTTTGGGACGTTCTGGACGCCATCCGGGACCGCCTGTGATATAAAGTGGCTTACCACATTCTGCAGCTTCGTTACGGGTCAGCCAGCCATTTCTATCAGGCATTCTTCTGAGTGTCCTCGAACCAAACTCTATCAACTGTAGCTAAATAATCTAGTGGCATGCTTCGTCCTGAACTAACTTCATAGGCATCTATCTCCATGTTATCTAGTGTCATACTCTTATGCCCTCCACGAGCTGCCTCCATCTTGTATGCTCTCAGTGCAGTAAACGGGAGAAGATATGTTTTGCGTTGCTTTCTAAACTCCACTAATACGAAGCATAGTGCTCCAAATTTATGGCACTTCTCTAAATGTTCATACTGATGATCCTCAACCTTCTTTAGGTCAAATCGATCAAGTTCTTGAATTGACTTAGCTTCAAAAAATACTGCTCGTCCTCGATAAATGCCGTCATAATCAACTGTTGACTTAGCTTCAAAGAATCCTGCAAGTACTTTTGTTCCTTTGCTCCGAGTTACTTTTACTGGTGTCGATCTTTTATTGATAACCGCAAGCTCTCTATTCTCATAAGATTCATTTGTGTAATTTAGTAGATTCTCGAACGCTGCTCCCCGGTTCCCTTGTCCCATGTTTAACCGCCTTTCTATTAGCTCTAGAATCAAGTACATAGTTCATACCATCGATATTAAGTATGTTTGGTACTTCATTTTTGATTTTCATTACTGTTACGATCTTTTTATATTTCTTACCAACCTCGTAATGTGTCATTTCGAATCTTTCCTCGCTCTTTTTGGGGTTTCTAATTCACGTTTTTCAGCTATTTGGTCAATCATATCTTCAATCTTTGCCCGTACAACTTTTTGACTAGTTGATAACCCTACACCTGCAGTAGATGCCTCTGAGATAATTTTAGCTACGATATGGTCAGCTGCGGCCAGATGTTCAAAAAGTCGATATTCCAAGGATTCAAAGATTCTATCGAATTCATTTAGCAAGTACTTCTCCCGGCGTTCAGCAGCAGTCATAATCACCACACCTTTTCTCGCTTGCGATTGACGAGTAGCATTATAAGCTTTTTTATTTTTTCTCTAGCTATGAGTTCTTTAGTTGCGTGGATTCGTATGTCATAGTCAAGTGATTCATCGTTTATGATCTGCAAAAGTTCAGCGTCAGTTCGACAATTAAGAAAGGTCATCGATGTTTTGCCTCCTTCTGTTCTCTTTCTCTCGCCGCTTTCATTTCCTTTGCCCGTTGCATTGAACGTTCTAACTCTTCAGCGCTAACCGATTTAGCACCGGCATTTGTTGTAATTTCAAGCTTTGGCTTTCCACTCGGTGTACTGCTATTTCGGTTTGTCTGCTGTTGTGCTCTCATATGGGTTAGTATTTTCGGATATTGTTCTCTCAAATTAGTTGGACTAAAAATGATAGTCCGGTAAAAGTTTTCGTTCAGACCGTATTTGATAACTTCGCCTAACTCAACCTCTGGGATCTTATCTCTTTCAAGTATCAATCTGAATGTGTCCGCCCAGTTCTGAAAGTTAGGCTCCTTGATTAAATGGCTTGTCCCAAGTTGGAGAGCATTCTCATAGGCCAATTCATGAAATCGTTTAGCCAGTTTATAGACTCGGTCATCCTCGGAATAAACGCGTTTAGCGTTTTTCTGAGAGGAAGATTTTTTTAATTCTTTTTCTTGTTCATTCTTGTCATTCTTTACATTCTTGTTTATATTGTTGGGTTGCCGTTGCTCTCGCTTAGGCTTCGCGTCCGTTTCGTCATTGCCTTCGTCGTTGCTTTCGTCCTCACCAGAATCTTGATAAACGCTGTAGTTAAGCACTTCTACAAGCATTCCGTGCGTTGCTTTCGTCGTTGCAATCATCGTTGCTTCCGTGTCGCTTTCGTGACCCCCTCCATCGGGTTTTCGTAGAAAGCTCAAAACCTGATATACTTGGTCCTTTGTCGGCCGTTCTACTCGGGCTCCTACATGCCATTTACAAGCTTCAATGATATCGGGTATAGAGGTACTAATTTGCCCTCGTTTAAGCCCCTTGTATTGAGCATGTTGCGCTGAGATAAGCAAATACATCCAGACCTTCAGATACAGCGGCGGCTTATCCCAAATGGTGCTTTCTATAATCTTTCGATGTAGTTTGATCCAGCCGTCCATTTCACCACCTGCTTACTTTTACATTTTCATGAACTACCCAGCATCAATTGCTATATCCCGGCAGTTACGCGAACAGTACCATGCACCCTGATACTCATAGACATTTTTCTTCGAGTAAATTCTTTCTCTACAACAGACACAAACCCCAATAATTTTTTTGTGCGGCCTCTCCTTTTCAGGTGTTGTTTGCTTTGTTTTTTTCATAGTCTCTTCAGGTTCCGCCTCGATAGAACGTTTATCAATCCGTTTCAGCGCTATCCTTAATCCTTCTATCGTTCTATTTCTCTTGGAACACGGCTTGCCGCATTTTCGTATATAGTTTGATTGGTCTTGGTAGGCAATTCTCAGTTCTAGGCGTATCCGTGCACGCTCCGCCACGCGTTTCGAATCTACTTTAGCCATCAAAGTCCACCTCCTAGAGTCCTATTCTCGCGATTAGCCTTCAGGTGTAGTTCAAATAGTTGTTGTAACAGAGACTCATGCTCGTTTTTCCACATCTTTCTTTCTTCCATAGCTTCAGCCTCTAACATCCTCAGTTCCTCTACAGCTATTTCAGCGCGTGTTTCCTTATCTCCGGGGCCTGGTTCCATCTTGGCGCGAGCATAGGTGGATTTCCGAAGTGCGTATATCCGCCAATACTCCCCCTCTCTCACAGCTGCCACGCGTCCCATGAGCATATGTGCTTTAGTCAGTAGTTCAATCTTCATAATGTCCGCGCCTGGGGCGTTCCCATCGTACTGATCAGCTTGGGCACGTAGTATCTTGATATCCTTGATATACTGCTTAATATCAATGTCCATCTGATTTCACTCGATCTCTTATTAATTTGTTACCGAAGCAATGATAATTACAGATATGACCGCCATGGGCTGATAGATGTACCTGGCCTTCAGGAATAATTGTCTCGCAGGCTAGACAGCTAAAATTACCGTTGGTCCAGCCTGAAGTTACTTTCTCACGCTGTATCTGACGCTCTAAAAAGTCTCTTCTCCTTTGTTCTGGAGTTCTCATCCATTCCGGATAATTCATCGTTTTTGAAACAAGGTCTAGCGACTCTTCACGCATGTCCTTTACATATTTAGAGTGATCTATTGCTGCACGTTCTTGAGCTGTGAAATCCATCCCATCAAGGATGGGATCGGCATAGGGTTGGCGCTTATGCATAGATAAAACTGCATTAAATAAACTTGTAGATTGGATTGTAACCTCATATTTTCGTCCAGTTACATCTACCATAGGTAAATTCCAATCTTTAGCTTGCATTGCTTTTTCCTCCAAATGCTGATAGACTGTCCTTAATTAAATTTGTTTTGCACGTGACTAGCTCCCCGGCTCCTACCCCGGTGGGCTGTTTTTCATTTAATCGGCCATTTCGGAACTTGTCTAAGGCGATTTCATCCCAGACTTTCAGCAACTTATCCCTACATTCCCGCCGATTTTGAGCAGCAAATAGATAGATATTAAAATCTATTTCTCTTCCCCGTAACAACGCATCATCTTCAACTGTCTTCCAAAATGCAACCTCTTCGCGAAGATCTTCAGCAACAATATGCTTGTCCACAAGATCCCTCCTTTTCTTAGTTAAATCAAAACAACATTTGACCGTTTGCTTGTTCAATCTGTCTCATTAGGTTATTGGGTGGATTCCAAAGCGGAACGTATTGAAGCGCACGATCGTAATCTTTAATGAATGTGTTGTTATATGAATTGATCTCAAAGAACTCAGTGAATTCATTCCACAGCGCTGAATATACTTGCGTCCGAAGGCTGCTATCCTTATAGGCTGCTGATTTCTTTCCACCCACGATTTCTAAAACTCGTTTGTTCCCTGCCTTTTTTAGTGTTCGTTGCTGCCCGTAATCAATCGTTATGCGGTTTTCTAAATGCTCTACCCGATCTTCCATTTCTTTAGTTCGAATATCCAGCATCAGAATTGCTTGTAATTCTTTACTAGCCCCAGCGAATGGATTCTTGATCTTTTCTTCCATAGCTTCGAATTTAGTCACATAAGCAGCTGTGAAGAGCACACCCTTTTCTCCTGTCATTTTATTGGCTACCATATCGCAACCTTTACGAGTCAAGAGGTAATTAGGCTGTTCTTTGTTCTGTGCATTGAGATAATGGCTTGGAATGAAAAATTGATGACTCCCGAGATCTTGGGAGTCCAAAATCTCTGCATATCTCCGAATGTCATATAAAAGATGGTCATGACGTTTACCCATCATGTCTGCTACTTCACGGCTGTCAATTGTAACTGGCTCCTTAACAATTTGTTTATGCATGAATCGCTACCTCCCTTTACTCCTAGCTGATCTCCTATCTTTCGCGTTAATGGAGTCACTAGGGTATCCGATATTTAACCGTTGAACTGGCGTATGTCCTTCTAAATTCTTGTTTGCGGCTTGAGGATCGTATCCGATACTTTGCGGTTTACCGAATCTCCCAAACAGTTCTTTGCGCTCCATTTCATGAGCAGTGCGGCAATGATTGACTGTGATTACATCACCTGTATGACCACAATTGGGATAAGGGCATCTGACTGTACTGCATATGATTACTGTCACGTAACTAAACCTCCTTACCTTCACCTAGAGAAGTTATATACCTTACTTCTAAGTCATCAATGAGTGCTAACATACTTGGATTATTCAACCAGTTACGACGAGTACGGTCAGTAAAGTCTTGAATTTGCTCTGGCGTACAACCACGATTCAAACAGTTTTGAAATATAGTTGTCATATCAGGGTATCTACTTTTCTTGTTGTCCATGGAGTGTCTCCTTTCCAAATCTTCCCTCTGCCTTTAGAATGAAAGTTGTCCAGACTACAATTCAAAGGAAGAAGGTGATTACATGACTGACACAACTTCCATGTTTATTGGCGATTGGGAAATCGAATCATTTTTGCCGGGTTCGGTTATTTTCCATTCTCCCAAAGACAATGAGGTTCTGTTGCTCTCTAGGAGTTCGCAAATTCTTGCGAGAGTTGTCCTAAAAGAAGATAATGCAGTTATCCTTAAAACTGAGGTGGAGATTAACATACCGGTATCAGGCGGAAAACTTATTCAGTTTTTGCATAATAACGTCCATTGACCAGTTCGTATTGATCAACTAAACGTTCAGAGGTGCGGCGTAACTCTTCGGCAATCGCCGGGTTGATTTCACTTTTTAATGTTATGTTTAATTTTCCAGTCTTGATGTTGATTTTCATCGAAACCAACAAGGTCGCCTTCTCTTGGGCGGCCTTCTTCTTGAGCGCCTGTCGTCTAAACATCTGATTTGCTCCTTACTGGGTATAAAACCCTATAATGCGGTTATGATGGCTGATAGGGCTACACCTGAGAACTACAGCTTGCCCTCTCATGTTCAGCGATCCATTCTAGCAAGGCAGCTTTCCGAATGCGTATTACCTTTCGCATTTTTATACTTGGGAGGTCACCAGAAGCACACCAAGCATAAATCGTGCTTCTAGCGACATTAAGATACTCAGCTACCTCTTCTGGAGTGCAAATTTCAGGTAATGTTTCGATTTCCATAATTGCTCCTCACTTACTGTTGCTTAAAAAGCAACATTTGAATTAAAAATTTTTGGAAATACATCACAAACCGGCATTTCCAGTTTGTTTGCTATCCTCACCGCCTCCCCTAAAGTAAACTCTCTCCCACCTCTTTCCGCGCGAAGATATGTTTCAGCGCTTACTCCAACAGCAACAGCCATATCATTCGCATTGAATTTCTTAATCGTCTTACGAAGATAAAGTAATTCAGCGTACTGCGTAGGATCGGAATGCAGGTCTAATTTTTTGCTCAAATTCAGCCCTCCTCTCGCACTAATAATATACATCCGTGTTGCTCGAAATGCAACTATTTTATCATGTTAATATTTATCTTCAACTAAAGGCAACAATTTTGTTGTCTTTTACGCAATTCTGTTGTATAGTAAACAACATTAGGAGGTTAGAACATTGGAAAGAGATGTTTTTCAACAAACGTTTGAACGATTGAAAACACAATCTGGTTTAACAGATGCTGAAATAGCGAGACGATTAGATGTTAATCGCTCAACAGTTAGTAGATGGAAAGATGGAACAATCTCTCCGCCACTATCCAAAATTAAAGAAATAGCTAATCTCTTCGGGGTAAGTCCTCTTGAGTTTATTGATGATTCGGTTGAAGAAAATGAAGTGCGTAATACACTTAAAAAAGCTTTACCAGAAGGGGCAATTCCGGTCAAAGGAAAATCCATTACTGTTCCGCTTTACGGATCTATTGCGGCTGGTGTACCTCTTGAAGCAATACCGGTAGAAGAATACATAGAAATCCCTGAGGACGTGGGGAGTTGGTATCCTTATGCCTTTCTTCTCCGCGTAAACGGTGAAAGCATGAATAAGGTTGTTCCTAATGGAGCTTACGCTCTCATTGATCCTTATAATGGCGAGGACGTTGGTAATGGGGATGTAGTTGCTGTTCAAGTAAATGGATACGAAGCTACACTAAAGCGGTTTTTCAAGTTACATAACACTGTTGTTCTTGAGCCCGATAGTTATAATCCTGAATACGTCGCTCAAAACTTCACTTCACCAGAAACTCAAAACCTGCGAATAATGGGCAAAATGGTTTGGTTCATGTCGCCACCAAACGCTAAATTTTAACTAATTTACATATGAAGGGAGGTGAAGTTGAAAATGCCAAGAAAACCAAAGCAAAAACCTGAAGAGATAAAATACCCTGGGGTTCGTGAAAGAGGCGGTGTGTTTCGTTTTCGCTATGATATCATCAATCCTAAAACAGGCAAACGAAAGCAAAAAGAATCCGATCCATTTCCTACGGCTCTAGAAGCATTCACTGCAGGAATTAAAATCAAGGAAGAACTCAACAATAAAACATACGTAGAAAAGAAATCAGTTTCATTCGATGATTGTTGCGAAGAATTCCTTAAGCATTACAGTGCAAGAAATAAAAAAGGATCTTCGATAGAATCAAGGGAAAGAAACTTGAAGCGGTCGCGCGCTCAATTCAAATTCACTAGAATTCAAGATATCACAAAAAAACAATATCAAGATTTTTTGGATTCCCTTAAACTCGTTGAAAAGAAAAACAAAACTATTGGTTTAAGCCAAAACTTTATTAATAACATTCACGTTTCAACTAAACTGGTTTTTTCTTATGCAATGGAAAACGGAGTCATAAAGACGGACCCATCCAAAGGCATTGAGGTACCAAAATACCAAGAGACCGTTGAACAGCTTGAGAATGAAAATGAAATACCTAACTACATGGAGAAAGAGGAGCTAGTCCACTTTTTAAAAATAATCAAAGAGCATGGAACCGAACAGGATTACCATTTTTTTTATGTACTTGCTTATACAGGTATGAGAATAGGCGAGTTATGTCCGCTTAAATGGAGAGACTTGGACAAGGAGATAAAACAAATCTCTATCACAAAAACTCTAGCTGATTCGGGCAAAACCACAGATATGAATGTCGGTACACCAAAAACTAAATCATCGAAGCGAAAAATTAGTATAACCAGTAGTGTCATTTCTATATTTGACGCTCAATCATATTGGCAAAAGCAGTACAAAATGTCCGTCAGAAAAACTTATTATGAAAAAAGCGAGTTTGTGTTTATTAACACCAAAACGTTTCCTGGCTATCAAATATCAGGCAAGCGAATGCGTGACACAATGAAGGTCTTTCTGAAACTTGCCGGATTATCAACGGACCTAAAACCTCATTCACTAAGACATACTCATGTTTCATTATTGGCGGAAGCTGGGGTATCTCTAGAAGTAATACAAGAACGCCTTGGCCATAAAAACGATGACATAACCAGGGCGATTTATATGCATGTAACTAAAAAACTAAAAACGGAAGCTTCTGAAAAGTTCGAAGAATTACTAAATGGACTTTGA